AAAGATACTACGCATACTCTGTCGGGGAGTTGCAACGACTCGCCTTGTCTGTGCCGACCATTTCGCGGTCCGTTCAGATGATCGCGTCAATGGTCGGCTGCTTGGAACTCAAGCATTACACCACTCAGTGGACTGGATCCGAGTACGAAGAAATTTACATTCCAAATGAACAGTGGATGGATCAGCCCGATCCTCGCGTGACTCGAAACTTTATTTTTTCTCAGCTTGTAACCGACCTCATTTTGTGGGGGCAGGGCTTTTGGTATGTCACTTCACGGTCGTCCGCTACAGGCCGTCCGCTTTCGTTTGAATGGCTACCCGCCGCAATGGTCACTCTGGGCGACCAGCAGACCGCACAGCGTTTCGGACCGTCCAATGACATCATGTTTAACGGCGTCCAACTCAACACTGATGACGTCATCCAATTCTTGGCACCGTCGCAAGGACTGCTCTACACAGGCAACCGCGCCATTATGACTGCGATCAAACTGCAACAGGCATCGGATCGTTTTGCTGTCAACGAGATTGCTGCCGGGTGGCTTCAGCAGACCGACGCATCCGAACCAATGTCAGCCGAGGACCTTTCAGAACTTGCAGCTGCTTGGCGTAACGCTCGACAGGTAGGTGCCATTGGCGCACTTAACAGCGTTGTCACTTTTAAAGAGTTCTCCAGTGACCCGAACAAATTGCAACTAATTGAGTCGCGTCAATTCCAAGCATTAGAACTGTCTCGGGCCACTGGAATTCCCGCATACCTTTTAGGCATCGGCGTACAGGGCTACACATACCAAAACGCCCAATCCGCACGACAGGACCTTTACTTGTTCGGCGCAAAACAATATTTGGATTGCATTGAACAAACCTTGTCAATGAACAACATTCTGCCCCGTGGCCGTTATGTCGAATTTGACATTGACGACTATTTAGCAGAAAACGATTTAGCAAGCGTTGCTTACGAACCGTCAGCAGAAGAACGCAGATCAGAGGAAATGGCATGATTCGACTTACAGCCGATCTACCCACAGTTGACTTCGCAAAATCAGAAGAAGACGCACCAGCGTCAATATCTGGTATTGCAGTTCCGTGGGCTCCAGTCACCGCAACCGTTTTAGGCGGACAGCGTGTGGCGTTTGAGCGAGGTGCTTTTGATATCAATCAGAAAGCCGCAAAGCTCATAGAAGGGCACGACCTTACGCAGTTGCGTGGCACCGTTAACGCTCTTGCCGATTTTGAAGAGGGCTTGGGCTTTACCGCGACCTTCGCAAAAACGAGAGCCAGCGCAGATGCCGTAGAACTGATCCGCTCAGGCGCTTACGATGCGGTGTCCGTAGGTGCGGAAGTCCAAGAGTCGTACTACGACAAAGAACTGAAAGCCACCGTCGTCACCAAAGCTTCGCTAGTCGAATTGTCTTTGGTCGCCGTACCAGCGTTCTCGGGCGCAGAAATACGCGACCTCGTGGCTCAGGCCGACGAACCCGAAGAAGAAATCCCAACAGAAACAACCCCAACAACACCATCCGAGGAGGATGAAACCATGTCAGAACCCACAAGCGTTGAAGCCGCAATCGCGACTCAACCGATCTATGCAACCGCCAAGCGCGAATTCAAATTGCCGTCCGTTAGCGAATACATCTCAGCATTCGTTCGTGGCGGAAGCGATTTCGCACAACTTAACGAAAACATCCGCGCCGCAGCTCCCAACGTGACCACAACTGATCTGCCCGGTGTGATCCCAACCCCCATCATCCAAAATGTGGTGAACACGTTCGTCGGCTCGCGCCCTCTCGTTGATGCCACCACGTTGCGCCCCATGCCGCAGGGAGGCTCAGTTTTCATTCGCCCTGTAGTGAATGTTCATAACTCAGTCGGTACTGCCACACAGAACACGACCATCACTGCATCAACTTTCGGCATTGACGACGTTCAAATCACCAAGACGATTCAGGGTGGCTACGTTGAAATCAGCGAAGCCTCAATTGACTGGACACAGCCTGAAGCACTCGGACCGTTGCTTGATGACATGATGCGCGTCTACATGGACCGCACCGACTTGCTCGCTTGCTCGGAATTGCAGACTGGCGTCACCAACAGCAACAACTTTGCAAACGCATCACTTGCTGACCCGGCATACTGGGTTGAGTGGATGTACACCGCAGCCGCTGACATCTTGACTGGCTCAAATGGCAACTTGCCTTCCGTGCTTGCTGTGTCACCAAACGTCTGGAAATTGATGGGCAGTTTGTCAGATACGGCGGACCGTCCGTTGTTCCCACAAGTGGGACCAATGAACGCATACGGTTCACTCAATGTCGCTTCGACACAGGGCGCGTTTGCTTTCGGTTTGCGAGTCGTCGTTGACCGCAACTTGACCTCGGCTGGCATGACCATCCTTGATCCGCGTGCGCTCGAGTCATATGAGATGAATAAGGGCTTGATTTCCGTGGAAAACCCCTCACAACTCAGCAGGCAGATCGCAGTCCGTGGTTACTGGGCATCGAAGGTCATTTCGCCAGAACTTGCCATCAAGGCTGATTTCGTCTGATAGACGGAAACTACGAGAGGATCTGAATCATGGCCGTATTCACCGTCACGCACGCACAACGTGTGGACGACTACGCCGTGATTCAGACCCTCGAGGCAACCGACATCACGATTGGTCAAACGATCGTCGTCGCAGGAGTAGGAAACAATTTTGATGCGACGTACATCGTTCAGGCTGTCCCTACTTTTCTGTATGTTGGTGTCGGTTTTGAAGGTGACTTTATATTTGATTACGAAGTCACCATCACGAATCAACTACTTGTCAAATCAAACTTTGATAACTATCAAAGAGCTTCAGCGACTGGAACCGTAACTTGGACCCAGTCCTGCACTTGGTTGTCATCAGTTGCCCCGGTACAAGAGTTTCTTGGGATCGCGTCGGCCACGGCAAATGACACCGCGTTTCTCACTACTTGTGTCGCAGCTGCGAACGCTTGGTGTTTCAGGCGTCGCGTGCAGGCTGGTTACCACGACAGTCTTACGACCGTCCCTGACAGTTCAGTGCTGTTAGGAACCACGCTTTACGCCGCAGGGCTCTACCGTGAACGCGGAACCACTGGAGACAGTTACGCGTCGTTTGGTGACATGACAGGACCGCCGCTCATGACCTTAGGTCGAGTCAACCAGTTGCTCGGCATTAAACGATCGCAGTGTGCATGAAATGGCAGGAATCTTCACGGACACCATCAACACGGTGTCAGCGTCGCTCACAGCGTTGGGACTTAAGCCTGTTACCGATCCGCGCAACGCACGACCGCTCACCGTGTTCGTGGAATTACCGACGTTCACTTGTTTCAACAACCAAGTCGCCGATATCACAGTTGATCTCCGAATCCTTGGAGCGCCACCCGGCAACCAAGATTCAAGCGACTACATCCTCGGCGTCGTGGACACAATAATGGACAGCCCCATTGCCGTTCTGAATGGCTCACCGTCGCTCGCTCAAATCGGGTCACAAGAACTGCCCGCATATGATCTCACAATAAGAATCGGCACACGCCGCACATAGAAAGAAACACATCATGACCGCAACAGTCACCTACCTAGCCAACCCCACCGTCACCGTTACAGCCCCATCAGCAATGACGTTGACTGATCACTGCTCTGCAGCGACCTTGACGCTCACGGCTGAAGCACTTGAGAACACGGCCTTTGGTCAGACCTCACGAACCTTCACCGCTGGGCTTTACAGCAACGAGCTGACGCTCACCTTGTTCCAGAGTTACGGTGCGACCGAAGTTGAGACGATGCTGAACTCAATGTTTGGCGTGATTTCCACAATCGTCATCAGCCCAGCTGGCCCAACTGAGTCCGCTTCGAATCCTGAGTACACTTTGACAGGTTGTTACCTAGCGACCGTGACGCCCATTTCGGCGACCGTTGGCGAGTTGTCGGTTGTTGAGGCCGTGTTCATGGGCGGAACATTTGCCCGCGATGTAACGAACCCGTGATCTAGTAATCCGATCCCGACTAAGGAGAACAAATGAAACTCACACTCAGTGTCAAACTCGCCGATGGCGAGACCTACCAAGTCATCACGAACCTTTTCGTAATCATTTCGTGGGAGCGTAAATTCAAGCGACGAGCATCAGATCTTGCGAACGGGATCGGGATGGAAGATCTAGCCTTCATGGCCTACGAAGCCAGTAAGCAGCAAGGTCATCCAGTCCCGATCTCATTTGATGAGTTCGTCAAAAAGTTAGAAGATCTAGAAGTTGTGGAGACTGCGTCTGCAGTCCCTACGCAGGAGGCCACCGACGTCAGCTAGCAGCTCTGCTAGTTGAGACTGGGTTCTGGCCTCCACAAATAACATTCGAGACAGAGGATCTGGCAACTTGTGTGCAGATCATCAACGAGCAGAGAAAGAAAACCTAATGGCTGCAGATGTGAGACTTGATACTTACGGTCTGCAAGACGCATTAAAGAAGATGCAGAAGATTAATCCTGCTATGCGTCGGACTCTGCTCAAAGATACGAAGGTCGCGGCTCAGCCTTTGGTGGATTTGATTAACAGTCGAATCCCACAAACACCACCGTTGAGCGGTATGAATCACAACGGTCGTACCGGGTGGAAGAACGTCAAGAAGGTTCAGATCTCGTTGAACACTCGCAAGCCTCGCAAGGGTTCGGCGACTGCTGGCGCTGAACAGATTGCAGTGGTTCGTGTGGTCACTAAGGGCGCGCCCGTAGCGATTACTGACATGGCAGGAAAAGCAGGTGGGACGAAGTCGCGCCGAGAGCCAAAGTATCGCCGACCTAAATTTGACTCAGCTTTAAGAGGTACACCCTCTCGCTATATGTGGAAAGACGTGGATCAGATGGTTGCCGAAACTGAACGGGCACTAAAACCGATCATTGACCAGTTCATGGTTGATGCACAAAAAGAGTTTAAGTAATGGCTATTAACCTCCCAATCATTTCTGAGTGGAATCCCAAGGGCATAGATAAAGCAATTGCCGACTTTAAAAAACTTGAGACGAACGGGCAAAAAGCCTCTTTTGCAATCAAGAAGGCGGCAGTACCGGCAGGGTTGGCTGTCGCCGCTTTAGGTACGTTCCTTGTTGGTGCCGCTAAAGGTGCTGAAGAAGCACGAATCGCAGACCAAAAACTGGCTTCAGTTCTTGACACCATGGGCTTTGAGGATGCCACCAAAAGAGTTTCTGCCTACGCCGAAAGCCTTGAAAAGACTATTGCTGTTGACGCTGACGTTATTAAGGCAACACAAACCAAACTGGCAACTTTTAGTGCTTTAACTCAAACCGTTGGGCAGGCTGGCGGTGCGTTTGATCGTGCGACTGCGGCAGCTCTTGACATGGCCGCCGCAGGTTTCGGAACTGCCGAGGGTAACGCTGTCCAGTTGGGTAAAGCGTTACAGGACCCGATCAAAGGCATCGCAGCATTAGCAAAGTCTGGTGTCACTTTTACTGAGCAAGAAAAGGACAAGATCAAAGCTCTTGTTGAGTCGGGCAATCTGCTTGAAGCACAGAACATCATTCTTAAAGCTGTCGAAGGTCAGGTCGGCGGAACTGCTGCAGCTTCCGCTTCATCGTTTGACAAGATGAAGTTTGCTCTCGCTGGCTTGTCTGACACTTTCGGTGAAATGTTGCTTCCAGTCATTGACGAATTGGCACCAAAGTTGGCTGTTTTTACTGCTTGGGCTACCAAAAACAAAACGCTTTTAACAGTTTTGGTTGGCGTGTTTGGTGGCCTTGCTGTAGCCATTCTTGCGGTCAATGTGGCCATGAAAGTCTGGACAGCAACGACAGCAGCGTTTACCGCAATCCAAGCAGCGTTTAATGCTGTCATGGCCTTGAACCCGATCTTCCTGATCGTCGCTGCAATCGTCGCCATTATCGCAGTCCTCGTCCTACTTCAAAAAGAGTTCGGGCTCTTTGATGGTGTCATCAAGTTTGTCGGCAATTCGTTCGCCAAAGTTTGGGAAGCAATTAAAGCAGTATTCGACTGGGTGACCAACAACTGGAAACTGCTCCTGGTCGTGTTGACTGGCCCGTTCGGTTTGGCAATCCTTGGGATCTTTAAGTTCAAAGACAAAATCATGGACGTGTTCAAAATAATCTACAACGGCATCAAAGCCGCAATGGGCTTCGTCGCCAATGTCATCACAGCACCATTCAAAGCAGCTTTCAATCTTGTCGCCAAACTATGGAACAACACTGTCGGCAAACTGTCCTTCAAAGTTCCCGGCTGGGTGCCCGGCATCGGTGGCAAGGGATTCGATGTTCCAGACATCCCTGAATTAAAAGACGGGGGCATAGTCACCCAAGCGACATTGGCAATGATTGGCGAAGGCAACGAACCCGAAGCGATCATCCCTCTCTCCAAACTTGCAAGCATGGGATTCGGTGGCGGTGGCGGTGGCCCGACAATCAATGTCACAGTCACCAGCGCAGATCCGAACGCTGTCGTCGCAGCTCTGCAACGCTATGTCCGAATGAGTGGCCCAGTGCCAGTGACTACAAGGCCACTATGAGCAATCAAAACCTTTGGAAGGTCACAGTGGACGGATACAGCCTTGACGGGTTCGTCTATTCGCTGTCATTCTTTAACGGCAAGAAGAGATGGCTGGAGAACTATTCGCCTCAAAGTCTGTCGCTCACTATTGACAACTCGACAGGTCTTGCGTCCGCTTTCTTGCCCGGATCAGAAATCAAGGTGTACAGGGACGGAGTAGGAACAAACAACAACGCTCGGAACTTCTTTTACACTGAAAGCGTTTCATTTGATGACGGCTTCCAGTACGCGTCAGGTGGAGCGACAGCAACGATCACAGGGATAGATCTGTTCGGAGTGTTGTCTCGTGAGCAACTCGTGAACGAAGACCTTGGAGACTTCAACACTCTTGAACAACTGTCGCCATACACAGGACTCATCAGTTTCACAAACGACGGGAACAGTGTCGCCTACCCGACCGACAACTACACCGGCACTATCGGCGCTCGACTCGCCCAAAATATGCAGACCGAACACGGCCTCATGTTCAACTACGGCGACACGATCAAACTATTGGCAAGGTCGGAAGTTGGCGAGAATGTCTCAACTTTGTCATTTGGTGGCATTGCGTCCGCCACCGTCCTACCTATGAACGCAGTGTTCAGGTCTGCGCTTGGCGATTCGTTTAACAATGTCGTCACAGTGGAAGCTCCACCCGGATCGTACACAGCGACAAACGCTGCATCAGTCACGCTTTACGGAGAATGGGCAACGACTACGACACAAGTTGACGGAAGCAGTAGCCAAGTTCAAGGATGCGCTGAATATCTTGCTGCACTAATGGGCGACCCGTTAAGTGATAATCAAGTTTATTTTGAAATCCACGTCTGGGATTACGCTGTCAACCCTTCAACTCTCACATTGTTCAACCAGTACAACGACTTCATTAGTCAGAACATAGATGTGGTCTACCGCACACCCGGAGCAATCTCAGACACGACTTTCCAGTGCGTCATTGAGGGCCTACAGATCAACTCAGATCCTGAGAAAACTGAGTATGTGTTCTTCTTGACTCCTGCAGCTCTGTACCGTTCATTCATCCTTGACGACGCTATTTTCGGTACTCTTGACAACAACAGACTCAGCTACGGCCTAGCAGGGTTTTAAGGAGAAACATGGCTGTCCCATTTTTACCAGTGTTTAGTGCAGGTCAGATTTTGACTTCCGCAAATATGAACCAGACGAGCGACGCTGTCAACAGTCTCGGCTTGTTCTTTGTCAAGTCACAATCAATCGGTTCAGCCGTGTCCAGCGTGACTGTCAGCAGTGCATTCTCAACAGATTATGAGGATTATCTAATAACTGTTACAGGTTCAAGCGTTTCAGCCAACCAGCCGAACCTACTCCTTCGAGTTGGTTCAACAACCTCAAGTTATAACTACGGAGGCACATACGTTGGCTATACAAGTGCAACTGTTACTGGCGATGCATCAACCACAGCGACAGGTTTTGTTATGGGCGCGTGTGGCAACGGTACAACTGGCAACGGCGTAACCCATATGACAGTCACAGTCAGGCAACCTTTCGTTACGCAGGCAACAATCTTCAACGCTGCAAACGCTTCTGCCGCATGGTCAAGTGTTTACAACGGGATCATGAACAACGGCACTTCATACACGGCCTTTACACTTTTGCCGTCATCAGGAACATTGACAGGCGGGACAATCCGCGTCTACGGCTACAGAAAGTCATACTCATGACCCCCGAAGAATATAAAGCCCTTTACCCACAAGACCAAACATTTATTCAAGTAGATGACACTGAACGAACCATGACCGACGAAGAATACGAAGCATGGGTCGCCGAAGGTGTCTACAACAGCAACCATCCAAGATCATGAAAACTCTTGTCGTGATCGCAGCTCTGGCAGTAGTTCTTATGTTTGTCGTCACTGGATGCAATGACCGCACTCGAGACACCTGCGAAACTAAACCAACAGCCACAAGGTGCGACCAATGAAAAGACTCACTAACTCCGAGATCAAGGCCCGACTCATTATGATCGTCGGAATCACACTTTCGCTTACTTTTGTCCTAAGCACCGCCTCACTCATATATGGACTTTTATTCGTCGTACAGCCGATTGACAAAGTTTCGCCCAATGACGAATCAGCATGGTCGCTACTATCGCCGATGATGCTGTTCCTCACCGGGGCACTATCAGGAATCCTCGCCAGTAACGGCCTCAAAGACAAAGGGGACAAAGATGACAATTAGACCGTACACAGGGAACACCGACGGCAACCATCCGACACCGCGCGCCGGCACGAAACGATTCGTCGAGTTCTGTGAGTACTTGTTCGCTGTGAAAAACATTGGCATTTACGCCAACCGTCCGATGCGCTCAGGCCCGCAGCTCTCAGTTCATGCCTCATTTCGGGCGATTGACTACCGAGGCAGTAAGGCTCAACGGAAAGCTCTCGTCGAGTTTCTTTTTGAACACCGAGACGATCTCAACATTGAAGAAATCCACAGTTACGACGGGACAGGCGTACCGTTCCCGACTGACAAGTGGGGCGCGGGCTACCGATGCTCGCGCGACAATTGGCTCAAATATACGATCAGCCGAAATGCTGGCACTCCGGGAGCCAATTGGGTGCACGTCGAAATATCGCCACTCATGGCAGATTCTCCTACCCTTGTAGAAACTGCTTTTGCTCGCATATTTGCCAAGTGACTTGACATCTGGTCGCTCAGTCGGTCAACTGATTGAGCCAAGAGAGCACAGCACCAGCTGAGCCCCGACACTGGAGGCACATAATGAACCCGTTCAAGTTCCTAACGTTTGTCGCTGCAGGATATTTCAGTCTCGTTTTGATCTTCGGATCAGGAGGAGAGTCACCGCCCGAGCCGACCGTCCGAGTCCCTCAGACCGTCCAGATCGTGCCGTTAACTCAAGAGCAAGAAGCAGACCGTGAAGCCGAGATTCTCCAGCAGATGGCAGAAGAGAACTACAGCATCTACGACGAGCCCGTAGAGACCACTACGACGCTCGTACAGCTTGCCTCCATAGATCCTGACACTAAGTGTCAAGAGTGGCTACCGCTGGCTGTAGAGATGGGATGGCCTAACGAGACTCATGTATTGCAGAGGCTCGGTCAGGTCATGTGGAAGGAAACGAGATGTACTGCTCAGATCGTTTCCAAGACTGGCGATCACGGGATTACACAAGTGAACGCCACAGCTCACAGATCGTGGGTAGAGGAGATCTTCGGCATCCCATTCGAGGAAGCAATGGCTGACCCTGCCAAAAACCTCCGCTTCGCGTTCTTACTGTGGAACAGTCGAGAAGAAGCTGGGAAATGTGGATGGCAACCTTGGAGCCTGCCATGCTGATTCGCCAAAACTGGCAAGAGGACGCGGCTTGTCGTGATCTGCCCGTTGACTGGTTCTTCCCTGAGCAAGGCCCAAACGCTTGGCATCAACTTCGTCAAGCTGTCGCCGTCTGTCAGGACTGTCCAGTGATTCAGGACTGTCTCAACTACGCGCTCACCTTTGAACCGAGAGCTCTTCCGGGCATTTGGGGAGGCACTTCAGAAAACCAGCGAAGAGCAATGCTCATCTCTGACCGACCCATCATGTAGGGTGCGGATTATCCAACAAGAGAGGAATATCCAATGAACGACCCCGACGGAATGGTTCAGACGATCCGAGAGCAAGAGAAGCACATCGCCGATCTTGAGCTCCGACTGAAACTCAGAGACAAGCGCATCAAGTTTTGGCAGGTAATGAGCATGGATCTTTACGATCACCTCATTGACTTCTACGCTCCCAACACAGATCCCGATCATGGCCCGAATACCAGCCTCACTTCTGCAATCAACAAGTACGAGGACGCTGTCAAGTATGAACCTCAGTGACTATGTAGACGTACCAACACGCTTCGCAGCTCTTCTCGCGAAATGGCCTGAGCTTCGCATCAAGGAGCATCGCCCAGAGATCGTGACGATCGGCGACAAGACCTTCATCAGTGTCACCATGCAAGCATGGCGTACTCCTGACGACCCTCTTCCTTGTCAGGCGACTTGTTTTGAGCCCTTTCCGGGCAAGACCTCATTTACTCGAGACAGCGAGCAGATGAACGCGTCCACCAGTTGTCTCGGACGCTTGGCAGGCTTAATGATGTCATTCCCGAAGATGGCCTCACTTGAGGAAGTGGTGAATCGTCAGACCGAAGAAAAGCCGAAGTCGTTCGCATCGGATAAACCGTCCGAAGCTCAGCTCCGCCTCTTGAAGGCTCTCGGACATACCGACACTGTGCCGGCGACAAAGCGTGAGGTCTCAGCTCTCATTGAGGCTTTGAAGGAAGCGCAAGTAAACGCGAATGGTGAAGCGTTCTGATGATTCGAGTCCAAGTCACAGAGCGTCTTATTTTTGAGGCAAACGAACTGCTTGAAGGTCACGATGTTGACAGCATCAAAAAGAAGTCAACCTTCAAGGATGAGAATCTGCTTCTTGGTGCGATTGGTGAGATCGCTGTCATTGACTACTGCTGGAGCAACAACCTTCTCGCATATAAGCACCAGTACAACAAGAGCGACATCCAGCTTCACTCAGGCCACACGATTGAAGTGAAGGTTCAGAAAGTATCTACGCCTCCACAAATGCATTACCGCGTCAACTTCGCGTCATGCAGTAAAGACACGGAGAAGTCAGACTTCTTCTTCTTCAATCGCGTCCAGTTTGTCGCCGGCAGACCTGAGGCCGTCTGGCTTCTCGGTGGATGTTCGTGGGACAAGTTCTTCAGAATGGCAACTTTCCACCATCAAGGCGATCCGATGATGAACGTCAACGAGAACGGCGATACAAGTCCGTCTGGACGATATTTCAATCAGGACTCTTACGACCTACCAATCTCACAGCTCGCACCACCAAGTGCAGCACTGAAACATTTCAAGTCACTACAAACGAAAGAAGAAGCAACATGAACCCCGACGACCGCCCAATCTCTGAATGGATGCAACCTGTCCGCCCGATTCGAGTCCTGTTCCAAGCTGGAGACGATTACGACAATCGGCATTGGCTTCACATTTTCGCTGTGCGTACCGCTGGCAGTGAATGTGAGTATCTGACCATTGACGGCATCTTCATTCAGGCGCGCTCTAAGAGTGTCATGTTCGCCGAGACTTTGATTGATGGTCACTGGACGAGGCTCGGCAAATGATCCAGTATCAGGTGATCTGCATGTATCGAGTCGGTTCGGCCCGAGTGCTCACCGAGAAACAAGCGCGAGAGCTGCACACCAACCCTCACATCGTGATGACCATGCTCAACCAAGACCAGCACCTTGACCGCTATGTCAAGGTCATCGTGGACGGTACGGTCGCCGGCTATCAGTCGTACCGTCAAGGTAAGCGCGTCACACTGGAGGACATCGTATGAGCATTTACCGTGCACCTCGCCCAGAGTCGAATTGGACTCAGATCCGTAACGGCATCATTGACGACCACAGAATCACTTTTAAGGCGACCGCAGTGCTCATCTACATTCTGAGCAAGCCCGACAACTGGAGGACATCCACGAGGCATTTGAGCACCGTTAAAAAGGAAGGAATAGACGCTGTCCGCACAGCCATGACAGAGCTTGAGTGCGCCGGCTATGTGCAGCGCAGGAGGTATCAAGACGAGTTTGGAAAGTGGCAGTACGACACCCTCGTATATGACATCCCACAGCCTGTGAATAAGTCTGTGAAAAACACATCACCGCAGGTCACACCTCGTGAGGGTTTTCCCCATGAGGAAAATGCCGACGTATATCAAGAACTAATCA